CTGGCCCAATTGGCCGATAGGCCAGCGATAAGCGATACCTCCGCACGTCCCGCAATGCCGGGCTGTAGCACCCGGAAATAGGCTTCTCCGCGTGAGCTGATCTTTGCCTCCCACGCCGACGCTGCCATGGGAAAGCTTGCGCCCTCTGCCGGAATGCCCGTTACGCCCACGATTGACTGCACGGGCATGGCTTGCAGTATTTGCCAGCCCGACCCTGTCGTGACCATATCCTTTGCACCACGACGGATCAGTATCTGCCGCGTGAACTGCTCGGCATGTTCAACGGCGGCGACGGCGCAGGCGGCAAGCACATTGTCATCGGTGCCCGCATCGACACGCACATAGGCCCGAACCTCGGCCAGCATGACGCTGTCGAGGCCGAGCGGATCAAGGCTCAACATCTGATGTTCCTTTGAAATTGGGGAAGACGCGCTACCGGGGTTGCGCTATTTTAGCCATATCGGCCTTTGATGTTATGTATTTTAACCAAAAACGGCCTCTGCCCATCAACGCAACGGGCAGAGGCCAAAATATTTACGTCAATGAAAAGCGCATCAATTTGATCGCCGCCGAATTGATCAGCGCGCCACCAATGCGCTTCGTGGCGTAGAAATGGACATAAGGCTTGTTCGAATACGGATCGCGCAAGATATTGGTCTCGCTCCGTTCGGCAATCAAATAGCCCGCCTTGAAATTGCCAAAGGCAATCGACAGGCTGTTTGCCGCTATGTCCGGCATGTCTTCCGCTTCAACGACCGGATAGCCCATCAACGTATCCGGCTGTCCTGCGGCGAGGCCCGGTTGCCAGATAAACGCGCCATCGGTCGTTTTGAACCGGCGAATAATCGACAAGGTGGACGCATTCATGACCCAGCTTGCCCCCTGCCGATAGGGCGCGCGCACAGCGTGCACCAGCTCCACCAACTTGTCTTGCGGATTGGTTGCGGCAAAGCCGCCCGCCACGCCCGTCGGCACATATTGCAACGTGCCAAAGGGCCGCGTCGTATCACTTGTCGTCGCAACCGGCGCGGTCAGAAATCCGCGCGGGCGGTTGGTGCCATTGCCGTTGATGAATGCCGCGCCTTCGGCCTTGGCAAATTCGGTAGCAATTTCATCCGCTAGCCAGGCCTCCACATCAAATGCGGCATCATCCAGCATCGCCTGCGTCGCCGCCGGATTGGCGTACAGGTCGCCAAAGCTGGGGACGATTTCGTTGAATGTCGGCGTCGCCGTTTCCGGACGCGCCGCCGTTTCTGCGGCCCAGCCCGATGTCACGCCATTTTGCGTCACCAGCTTGCGATAGCCAGCCGACCCCACGCGCACCACGCTCGAAATCGCGCGAATGGGGGAGATTGATTTCAATACGCTGTCGATAACTTCGTCAATTTCGCGCGGCACGGCAAAGCCGCCATCGGCAGGCGTTGCGCCATGGAAGCTTTTCAACTCCACCTCCGACCCGCGCCGCAAATAGCCATCGACAAAGGCCGACCGCGCCGGGTCAGCGACCTTGCCGCCCGACAAAACGGGCCGCGTCACCGCCACCGCCGGCACCGCCCCGTCAAAGACGGCGTCCAGATTGTCTGCTTTAGTTTCATAATCCATGTCATTCTCCTTGCGGGCAAAAAAAAGGCCGCCCTGAGGGACGGCCGTTCCAAAAAACTGTGTTTGCGGTTACATATATTCGGCAGGGCATTGCATCTGCTTACCTGCGAATTCAAAATTTTCGGGAAGGCGACACCTACCAAGCTGAGCGGCATTCAGCTTTAACGCACGGTGCGCGATGCTGCGAATTTGCTGCCCATGAGGTCGGTTAGGTGGCGACACAGCCACAATAACTTTGCTTGGAATTTTGGTTTTAATCAGTTGGAGTGGCGGCACCAAATCGGTATCTGCACTAATCAAGTAACAGGTATCGAATTGATCCTCAAACGCGTCTGCCACCATATGGATCGCAATGTTTACGTCTGTTTCCTTTTCTTCTGGATGTTTCCAGCTAGAGCCACATGCGCGGCAACGACGCGGCTGCCCCTTGAATCGACCCAATATGCACGACACGCCTTCAGATTTGAGCGCTGAAAGATATGCCTCGTGCCGTTTGACAGAATCCAGACCTCGTGTGTGTGCAAGGGCGGAAAAATACTTGATTAAGATGACTTCTTCATCTTGTTTGGGGATGAGTAAATGGGCCAAGTCGTGCAGCGAAAGCCACTTTAGCCTGTCGTCCTTTAGGTCTTTTATCGAGTGGTATAAGTTAAACCCATCAACGTAAAAGGCAGCTCGTTTCTTGATCATTCCAACATGATTACATTGCGTTAAGCAATGGGCAAGAAAAAACCCACGGGCCGAAACCCGTGGGGGCCAACGGCGCACCGTTGGTGTGGATTTCTCCCAAATACGCTGTCTCTCTATACAATTCAACAACTTTAGTTCTCCACCGCCAGCACGCGGGCGAGCGGTTGCATGGGGGTGGCAACGACGCTGACTTCGATGAGGTCGAGGTCAGTTAGCTCCCGATATTCCTGTTGCTGCATCGCGCGCACGCGGTAGCCGAAGGACAGGCCGCTGCCCGCCTGCACGACCGCGCTGTCATCATCGAGTTGCGCGATCACGCGCAGGCCCCGTGCATCCTCGCTTAAGCTTTCGACAAAGCCGATGCGGCGGCGTTGGTCATGTTGCCACAATAAGGGCAAGCCCGCCTTTGCCGCACGCGCAAATGCGCCTTTACGCACAATATCGCCGCCCTTGTCCGGCGCGTCGAAGATTGCGGCATAGCCCGCCAGCCTCATTGGCTGACCAATCCGGGCAGGCCCAATCTGAACGCAATGCCGATCAGCAACAACGCCAACACCATCCGCACGACCCAGCCAATCGCCGCCTTGCGCGCCGAGCGTTTGGCGTCGCGCCATGCGGACAAAAGCTCGCGCAATTCGCCCATATCCTTGGCGGCGCTGGCGTCATCCAGCCCCAGCCCGGCCAGCGCACGACGCGCACCAGTTTCGGAGGCCTGCTCCAGCAGACCTTGCAAATTATTCTCAACCATTGATGTTTCCTATGTGTAAATCGGACCTAAACAGGCTCTATCCGCCGTTAAGGGTCGCGCGATCTGCGCAGCTTCATGCATGGTGCAGGCGGCAACTGTTCAGGTCGCCGGATCCTCATCGTCGTCGGGAAAATCGTCCAATGTCAGTTCACGGAAATTTCCGTCCGACTTGGGGTAGATAACAGGCTTGTCGCCATAACGTGCACGCAATGCGCGCCCCCGACGTTCATAACTGAATTCCTCAGGATCTATTTGATCAGGGTATAAAAAGCGGACTTTGAACGCTCCGTCTTTTACTTCATAATGAAGCACGGTCCATTTCTTATCCGCCTCGGCGAACTTCCAAAGGTCGAACAATGCGTCAAACAGCTCGTCACTCGGATCGTAATAGACCACTTGTTCGCCTTCATCGTGGAAAACACCTGCTTCACAGGAGCCTTCGGTCACTTCGGCATACATATAACTATCATCGGGGTGCTGATCGAGAATGTCGGCCAGATGCTGCCCAATGCCGTTAAGCATATCGCCCATTTCTTCGGTTGCCATGCCAAATCTCCTATTTGTCGTTGCGCAAACGTTCGATTTCACCCACTGGAAATGCAGCGCCATTTAGGTTGCGGAATTCTAATCTTCGTCGGGCAAATCGTCCAGCGTCAGTATACGGAACTTTCCGTCCCGCTTGGGGTAGATGACAGGCTTGTCGCCATAGCGTGCACGAAGAGCGTCCTGCCGATAGTCAAGCGAGTCCCATTCATCCTCGAGATCATCGGTGTATATGAACTCGGCATCGAAACGGCCGTCCTTGATATCGTACAGCAGCATCGACCATTTCTTGTCAGGCGGCGCGGCGTCCCATAATTCCAATATGGTGTCATGTGTTTCATTGCCAAATTCACGATAGATGACTTGTTCGGGCAGATTCTCGAAAATTGCGCCGCCGGTCATTTGATCCGCGGCTTCGATGAATACAAAAACATCGTCGGGAACTTTACCCAGAAAATTTGCCACTTGCTGCCCAATTTGATGGAGCAATTCACCCATTTCTTCAGTTGCCATGACTTTCCTCCTATTTTTTGTTGGGCATCCGGCGGATCTCATCAATGCCGCCAATATTTGAAAACACGAATATCCAATCTGGTCGCCGCGAATTTCCGGTGTAATCGGCTTGGATGTCAACAGTGACCCGCTTACCAGCTTTCAAAGCCTTTTTCCATTTGTTTTCAATGATCCGGTACTCGCTGAGATTGAAACGTGCATTCTGGGCAAAATGATTATAGCTGATCTCCGGTCCGCCGAATTCGCGGGCAATGAAATGGCCGCCATGATCGTTCTGTTCACGATTGGGTTTTCCTGCGTTGGTCTGCGCGTCGCGGGATCGTGGCTGATCGGGTTGTAAACGCAACTGACCAGACGCCCGAACCGTCCGATCCTGCTCATCCACCTCAAAATCATAGCCGCCTGCAGAAATTTTCCGAGTTGTCGGCAACGGTCGCTCGACAGGTGTTTCCAAAACTTTCGGAACAGTTGTTCTGACGATTTTCGTCCGGACTTCTATCGGCTTTGCCAATGGTTTGGCGAGCGGTTTTGTCGGTGGCGTGGTAGGTTTGGCCCCATCCCAACTTCGACTCGCTTGATCGCCACCCGGTTCCCCACCACGGAAATTGCCGCCATCATTCTTCGGCTTTGGTGCCTTGGGCTTACTCCAAGTACCCGAAGCGCCACCACCGCCGAAACTTCCGCCACCGCCAGCAAATCTTTGCCCTTGTCCCTTAAATGTGAACTGGCCGTTTTCGGTGTCGTGCCACGGATTGAACTTGAATTCGAGCGCACCCGCTTCGTTCGATATCTCTGACGGCTGCACGGCCGGCGCAAGGCCCACCGCCGCACGTTTCTCTTCGGTCGTCAAAAAGTCCGCGGCGCCCACTTGCGCCCACAACCGCTCCCGATCTTCGGCCAGCGCAGGGACCGCATCCAAATCCAAGTCCAGCGTCAGGCCGTCGAAATAGGGCCGCAGCCCTTGCGCCAGCGCGTCCAAAATCTTGCGCGCCAACGGGATGATGCTCTGGTTCCAAAGCGCCCGGTTCGCCTCGCGATAATTGGCATAAGTCGCATCGCCGGGCAGACCAAGCAGCACTGGCGGCACACCAAAAGCGAGCGAGATTTCCCGCGCCGCCGCCTCTTTAAGCCCGGCAAAGTCCATCTCCGCCGGGGTCAGCGCCATCGCTTGCCATTTCAGGCCACCCTCCAGCAACATCGGCCGTCCGGCATTGCCCGCGCCTTGGAAACTGGCGGAAAGCTCCTCCTTCAACCGCGCATATTGTTCGCCGTTCAACGTCCCGCTGTCGCCCATGTCATAGACCAAAGCCCCCGATGGCCGCGCGGCATTATCCAGCAAGGCCTTGTTCCATTTCGTCGCCGCATTATGCGTCGCCACCGCGCCCGACGCTGCGCCCAGACAGCCAAGCCCATAATGGTCATCGAGCGGGTGGATTGCGCGGATATGGATCACATTTTCGGCGGGCAAGCGGCTCGCGACCTCTCCTGCTTTATACACAAACGCCACGGGCCAGCCGCGCATATCGGCTTCAATCGTCATCCGCTCTGGCCGCAGCGCAAACAATTCGGCTGGCCGCCCGTCATTGCCGGACAATATCTCGACATAGGCATTGCCGTGCAGCAACAGATGCGTCGCCACCGTCTCCATCAACGCCTGCCCCGCCGACGTGGCGCGCACCAGCTCCAGCACGCGCACATCGCTCGCGGTCAACGGCGCGGACGCCAGCCCCTCGGCAATCAACCGAACGGCGCGTTGCGCAATCGCGTTGGACAAATAGCCTTCGCGCATCTGCGCCTCATAATGCCGTGGCCATTCGCCCAGGCTACCCAAAGCATATCCGCGC